AACTTCTCTGACCGCACTTCTATTTGGAGAACTAGGATTCAAGATTTTTGCGTCGCTCCAGAAATTCAAAGGCTCTACATATGCAGGGTTTCTAGGGTCCCCTACATCAAGGCGTTGTCCTGCGGGAATGTCACGCATTTGCGATTGATACTCAGAAAGAGCAGCCCTAGTTTTTGGGCCAATGTCTCCGTCCACGTCAAGCTCTGCACCGTTATCATTTAAGAAAGTCTGTAGTCTTTCACTCCGTGTTAAAGCAGGGACTTCTGGAGACATAATCCCATATTGTTGTTCTTGATAGATTTCGTCAGGTTCGAAGTCACCGTCGGTGAAAAACTGTTGTAGATCTGGAGGAATCCTTTGAAAATCATTATTAGACATAGGGCTAATAGAAGGAACTTCCGTATTTACAATGTCACCTCTTCCTAGAGGATCACCGTATCTCCTAATATTAGTAGGTTCTCGTTCTAGATCCGCCATGGCTCGAAAACCTGCTGTATCCGCCCTGCCTCGAAAACCTTCTGGAAGCAAAGTGTTTCTAGTAACACTAGGAGGTTCCGAAAAAGCTTCTACATCTGAAAACAGATCTGCAAAAGGGTTTCGCAACCATGAAGGAGGTGGAGTTTCAACAGGGGTAAGGGCGCGATCCTCTCCACGGTTTTCACGACTATCGGTAGCAAGACCTGTGTAATCTTTTGAGTAATAGGTAGAGGCTATGTCTGCTGGAGACCTTTGACTTTGTTCAGCAAGTTCTCCCCCAGAACCCTGAAAGAAATCAAAGAACTTTTCCCAGCCTGTTCTCTCCGCAGGCTCAGATCTTTCAGACGTATCTTGCTTTACTTTAGAAGCCAAACCTGTCTGGTCTCTAGGAGTTTTTACTAAGGCATCTTTACTAGAAGAAACATAAGGTGTCCCTTTAGGCTGCTTAGGTACTGTGTAGGACATTTCTATTTCCTCTATTCTAGAACAATTTGTCAGCGAAATTAGTGAGAACACGGCTAGTGAAACCACCAAATGCTGTAGACAACGGATCTTCCTTATTGCTATCTGCATCTATTTCCGCTATCATTAAATTTGTTGCCCTATCCATAGCATTTTCACCACTTTGCCAAGCCCAAGAAATAATATCTCGTTCCATTTGTAGAAGATTGTTATAAGCTGTCATCGTAAGATTATTTTCTGCTAGGGTGGCATCTCGGTTTGCTTGGTTAGCTGCGGCATTCTCTGCAGTCGTAATAGACTGGGACCAATTAGCGTTAGCTTGAGCGACTACGAGATGGTTCTGTGCGTTAAATTGATCACGTGCGTTTTGTTGAGCAGTGTTAAACTGAGACATAGCGTTAGATTCACCAGCATTAAACTGAGACATCGCATTACTTTGAGCCGTATTAAACTGAGCAACCTGTGCAGAGAGGCTGGCAAAGAACTGATCTGTTTGATTCTGTGAAGTAGCGTTGAACTGTGCAGATGCATTTTGTGCAGCTTGATCCGTCAGAAGAGCATTGGCGTTTTGTTGAGCCTTGAACACACTGGTTTGTTGAGCCTTGTCTAGGTTAGACATGTCTATTTCAAGGAAGGCTGTAGCATTTTGAATCTGAGACTGTTGACGGTTATTTAGATTAGACATATCTAATTGTGACAAAGCAGCAGCGTCAGACAGAACTTTAGCGTTTACTGCATTAAGGTTGGTCAGGTCTACTGTCTGAGCCATCTGTGCGTTTTCTAGTGCAATCTGCACCTCCGCAGTAAAGTTCGTATTAGCGATATCAGAAATCTTAGATGCATTTAGAACACGTGTTTGGAAAGATTGATTAAAGTCTATCTCAAGAAACTTAGCGCGTTGCTCTGCAGCAAACAGGGCAGTTTGTTGTCTGTTAGAGATGTTCTGACGTTCAAAAGCAGCAGAAGTATTTGCGTCCTGCGTAGCAATAGGTAACGCTGACTCCATAGCCGCTTGTATTAACGCTTGACCAGCCATAGAGGAACTGGAAAGACCACGGGCAGCCATTGCTGCGGCAGCACCCCTAAGAGCGCCAGCAGCCCAAGCAGGAGGTTCACTTCCTTCGAACTGTTCCATCAAGCCTGTAAGTTGACCTTGAACAGTAGCGTCACTAGAAGGCGCACCTGTAGCAGCCGCAAAGTTAGTCTCTTTTTTAACTGCAGCCATGTCAACGGTAGAGCCTTCGATCAACTCACCTTCTTGGACTGTACGTGCATCAGGAGCCTGAACAGTTTGAGCCTGTTGAATCTGGGCAACAGAGAGACCAAGTTGAGAAAGGTCCGCAGGAGACATTGTAGCTGCGTCTGCTAAGGCCTCATCGCTAGGCTTACCTGTAGCGGCCTCCAAACGATCCATAACACCTGCTACACCTTCGGAGGCTTTAACAGGTTCGTAGGTGTTAGCACCAGTAGTTTCAGGAGCAGCGACAACATCTGCCTGAGTGGCGGAAGTCACTGTACCAGTAGCTACAGCACCTGCATCACCAGTTCCTTCAGTAATCGTACCTGCCGCTTTATCTTCGGCAGAAGTAGTAACAACATCCGCAGCGCCCATTAAAGAGCTAGGATCGTTAAAGGCTGCGCTGGAAGCTTCTGTAAGAGAAGGAAGAGCAGTAGAACCTAATGCAGAGTTAGCCCCCGATACGGCAGCCTTAGCTGAAGCAACACTTGCCTCAGCAGAGGTTATGGCCGCTTGAAGAGAGGGGTCTTCAGGGTTGGCTGCTAGGTTTTGCTGGGCCGTAGAAAGAGCAGTCTGGCTATCTGCAAGGTTTTGTTGGGCAGTATCTAAGATACCTTGTTCAGGAATACCCCCCTCTGCATAACCTTTTACAAATCCTCCGTAAGCCATCTCAATCTTTTTCTGAGCAGCTTCTGCAAGTTTACCTACACGAGCAGCCGATGAAGGCGAAGCAGCAAGAAACTTAGCCTGTTCGTCAGACTGCATTCCAGCCATTTCAGGTATAATCTTACCCATTTGTTCAGGTGTGAAGCCACCAAATCTCTTAGCCATACTATTAGTCCTTACTTATTGCCTAGCTGCATCCAGATGGCTGTAGCGATGAAGCCGAAGATGGCAACTGTTGTTATTTTTACGAAAGTATTCCAAATACTAAGACGAGTAAGACGCCACGTCTCTAAAAGACCACGTATCTCTCGAATGTCTGTAGCTGCTGATTCATCAGTCAAACCCAGTTCAGAAAGAACTGCACTAGCTCCACGCTTAGCAGCACGGTCTAACATAGCTTCTAGCTCTTCTGGTGTCAATATAACTTGGGGCATCTAGATGACTTCCAAATAAGCTGAGCTAAGAGCGTTAACAATACTACTTTGGTTGTTAACGTCAATATTTACAGAGCTTTCTGGAGTTTGACAAAAAGCGTAAGCCACGTTACCGTCATGCTCGTCGTCCGCCCCTATGTAGGTACCTGTCAAGTAATTCTGAGATCCTGAAATAGGGTCTGTACCGCCAGCAGCATTTCTAAAGATTCCCGTATTGGTTGTTGTACCTAGTAAAGACGAGTAAGAACTTGCCACATTGAGAACACCCATAGATGCTAATGAAACAGTACAGAAGGAGCTATCACTAGCGTTAATTGTAGTATTGCCTCCGCTAGATGTTCCAGCATAACTAAAGGTATCTACAATGTTGATCTGACTGGCAGGTATATTTGGCCTAATTGCCCAAACAGTTGCGCCTGTGTCGTTGCCTCCGTTACCAAATGACCCTACGCTCGTGCCGCTTTCAGATGTACTTGTAACTACTTTATAAGCTAGGAGTGAACCCCAGTTCTTGTAGGCACCATTGCTGCTGTAGGCAAAATTAATGAGTGTCCAACCTGAAGGAAGACTTGAACTAGACGTGGTACTTGAGCGTGATACAACAAGAATATCACCTACTTGAAGTCCTGTAGGCAGCGTGACGGTAGTAAGATCACCGTTTGTATTTGCATGGTTAGCAATAGAGAGGCTTGTTACCCTTTTCAAAGCACCATAAAAATTGCTTAAGGAGATTGCTCCAGATGTAGGAACAGATGTGTTGTTTGATGTTACGTAAGCACCATTGCGGTAATACTCAGAGAGACTGATGGGGTTATCCCCACCAAACTCACTCTGTAGGTTAGGTAAAGAAATAGCTCCTGAGGATGTAACAGCCATTAGGCCGACCCATAAGCTGTCACGTTACCTTCAACAGTAAGGTTACCTGTAGAATCTAGTTTCATGAGGTCAGTGCCGTTATAGGCAAACTTCAAGTCTGTCCCAGATTGTGTGACCGTCCAAGCACCTAAGTCTACTGTAGTAGCATTAATAGTAGATGCAGAGAACGCCTGAGATGCAGATCCTGCTAGTTCAGCCTTAGTGTCAATCTCTGTCTGTAGTCCTGTCACGTTAGCGATAGTGTGGTTGTGGCTGTTATCATTTACAGAGGCGATAATCGCAATGTCAACTGACCCATCAAAAGCGACAGCAGTTGCTGTAATGTCACCCGTGATGTCGATGGTACGAGCAGTTTCTAGCGCAGTTGCTGTTGTAGCGTTACCCGTGAGAGAACCTTCAAACGTACCAGCTTTAATACGTTCACCAAATACAGACCATTCGTCCTCTGATTCATCCCAGTGAAAAAACTTGTTAGCAGACGTTCCACGCTCAATGGTAATACCTGCGTCTTGACTAGGAGTGCCTGTCTCGTCTGAGTTTAGTGTGAGAGTAGCGTCACCAATGTTTACGTCATTTGAATTAACAGTAGTGGTAGTGCCGTTTACAGTTAGATTTCCGTCAACAATAGCGTTGTTAAAGGTTACATTGTCAGATGTGCTTACTGGTTGACCAATAGAGAATTGACCGTTTGAGTAGGTTACCCCTGTACCTGCAGAGAAGTGTGCACGAGCCTCTGTAGCACTTGGACCTGTATAAGTAATAATACCTGATGAGGATGAGTACGTGACACTACCGTCACCACCTGCGTCAGTTACAGAGATAGCAGTCTTAGCATCTGTTTGTGCTCGTGCTGTGGTGTAGTACAGGTTAGTTGAACCCTCAGATGATGTATCTGTATCACCCTGCGTGAAGCTAAAGACGCCTGTACTTGAGTTGTAGCTAAGGTTACCCGTAGCTGATACCGAAGTTCTAGCACGAGCAGTAGTAAAGTACTGGTTAGTCGAGCCTTCACTAATGTCATCTGTATCATGGTTTGATACATCAGAGACAGTACCTGTCACATTGCCTGTCACATTGCCTGTAACATTGCCTGTAACAGCCCCAGTAAGGTCGCCTGTCGTATCACCTACCACACCACCTGTAGCAGTTAAAACACCAGTTACATCTAGAGTTCCACCTACAGTACCGTTAGCAGATACTGCCAAAGCATCTGTGTCTACTGTACCATCAAAGAAACCATCCTTAAACTGTACTGCAGAAGAACCTAGATCCAGTGTATTGGTCGTCTTAGGCTCTACTTTAGTTGCGCTAACTACCAGATCTTGACTTGGGCCTACCTTTACGATAGGCGCACCGCTGCCTGTAGTACCATCATGGGCGTGACCGCTAGAGCCGTTGAATGCGCTCTCAATTTGGTTGTACTCTGCATCAAAGTCGTCAGCGTCAATAACATTACCGTTAGCGATGTTGTTTGCTGTATCCTGACGTGTATATCCTGCCATATTACTGCCTATCGTTTTGTCTAAACTCTAACAACACTGTGTCGAGAGTAAATGAGGGGTTGGTTGAGTTATCTTCAATTCGAAGAGCGACTGTTTTACCTGAGCCAATTATATTCTTATTATACACGCTATCTAGTTCACCGCCAAAGGTAGTTGTGTTAAAAACAGAGTTAGTATCTCCAAAAAGAAAAACAGAGCCTCCAACGCCGTTAATTGTAAGTGTACTAGGTTGAACGACTGCAGAACTTTTACTAGAAGCAAAGTCATACTTAAAGTTAATGTCTAAAAGCATAGTACCTTTGGGTTGGGCGTACAGAGTCATTTTATAGAAAGACTTACGAATTTGGGGGTCACTCAGAGGCATGAAAGGTGATTCGTAAATCGCCTCAATGTTAGCACCGTCAAAAGAACTACCTGTGTCTAGTTTATAGATGTAACCATCCTCATTTGCAAATGAGACAGTCTCTTGGTTTCCTGAGTAAACGCTGTCAGCAACGAAGGCCTTAATGCCAAAAGTAGAGGACCAAGAAATACCTGAAGCACCTTGAGAAATAAACTTAGTAGCTATAAGACCTTTTGCGGTAGGTTGTTGTTCCGAAGTAACATAACCAAAGATACGGTACTGAGCTTTCTCTCTGAGAAGAACAGAACAAAAAGAGTTATGATTGTTTAAGAATGAGTTAGCATCTTTAGCAATTTTATCGGAGGCTACATCCAAACCAAAGTCACCAATACGGTCAGTAGCACTTAGCAATCTAATTCCGTCAGGAGCGAGATACATAATATCTCCACCTACTTCCTGAATAGTGTCTCCGTTAACACAACCCATGCGTTCAGAGATAGGAGATACTTGAAAGTCTGCGGAAGTGTTACCTGTGAGACGCTTAATAGTGTTTGTCGTGAAGATAATTAGTTGATCACGGAAGACTGTTAAACCAGTTATTTGTTGACCTACGTTAATGCTACCAGCGCCATTAGCCGCACTAAAGTCGTCAACAGTAGAAGGTGCAGTAAAAAAGATGTTGTTGTCTTTAGCGTAGAACGCAGTATTCTTAAAAAAGGCAACATGGTCTGTGCCTAAAATATCTGAACTATTTGAGGAGGTCATAAAGGTGGCGGTGTTACCCGACGTATTGTACACTACAGGAAAGTTTGTCCCGTCTACAAAAATTACCTTATCAGTACCATCCAAATTAAAACTCGTGTGTCGAGCTTTTCCACCGTTAGCAGCAACACTCGTAGCCATACTTGTCCAAGAAGTACCTGTACCGTAGTAGTACTGCGTAAGGTTAGAAGCATTCTTTCGAGCAGCTACTATACGACCAGAGGAAATAACTTTTAGACCAAGCACAACCCCAGAACCGGGTACTGTTGTGTCGCTAAACTTTTCGTAGCCGTTTATCTTGGTATAACCGCCCTGCTTATTAACTTCAAAGTTCTGCAACAAGGTAGCTGAACCAACGGCATTAGCGCCCTGCTGAAGGGCAGAAAGGTTAGAGATCAACCCACCCTTAAACTCTATAGGGAATGTTTGCCACTGTGTAGCCATTAGAAGTGTACTCTCGTATCTCTAAGGTAGTCTGTACGGTTGATATGCAAACTACGTAGCTGCTTAATACCTTGTTCAAACTTCTGGAGTGAAAGCTGTGCAGCTTGAGTATCTCCCCGGAACTGGTAAACGTAGTACATGGCACCGTCAGTGATAACATACCTGTACTGTTCAGGAAGGGTAGGTACGTCCAAAGCACTCTCTAAATCGTAGCCTGTGCGGAAGTATTCATAGATAACTTCATAAGCTTCTTTAGGAGTAGGGTAGAAAATAAGTTCTCTACTAGGGGTACGAACAACGTGAGTAGGGACAGAAAGGCTGTCTGAGTTAGAGTTATACTCAGAGTCCGCATATTTGTCAAGATACTCCTCATAAGAGAGTACTTTTAGTTTATGAGTAGTAACGCTCAAAGCATCATTACGTTTAATACGAAACGTATTCATGTTGACAGTCTTAGCATCGTAAGGGTAGCTGTAACGAGCCGTACCTGAGACAAGAATTTCACTTTCCTCTACGTGATTCCAAGGCCACTCAAACTCTTCCTGATTGATGTGACGGATAGAACTATTTACAGAATCTTTAGCAAAACTGTAAAAACCTGTGGTAACAGAAAAATTACTATCGGTTAGTTCTACTTCGTTAAGTCTGCGGTTAACATCATTAACTAGGCTAATATAGTTATAGGCCATGTTTTACTTCTCCTTCACACGTAGGAAGATAGAACGCTCATACTGTAGACCAGCGCCTGTGGTGATCTGACAGATAATAGTGTACCTAATATTGTTAGTACCTAGACCAAATCGGGCGGTAGCTGTTTTACCTGAAAGAGTCCCTTGAACAAACTGAAGACCGTTAACTACAGAAGCAGCTTGTACCGAAGTCTTTACCCCATCAGAATCTTTAACGAACCAAACAGCTGCAGACAGAGTGTCTGTGCCTAAGAAACGTGACCAGTCTACACTGAAGTCCGTAATTTCATCTTTATCTTTATCGGGCCATTTGTATGACATAGGATTTCCTTAAGCTGCAATATGTACGGTATTGCTACCTTGTTGTTTTTCAATGACCACTGTACGGTTTTCGGGAACGACATGAATGATGTAGTTCTGGGTAGGTTTCGTGATGAAAGTTGTCCGACTTTCTTCTCCGACATGGACCGTCGTAGCTTTATCGTAGGCGTTAATGAAGAGAGTACGACCCCTAAAGTAATCGTCCGCAAAATCTTGGTAAGGGAAATTAACGGCAACAGGGTCAGATAAGTTTACAAAAATTTGACCAAGTGCTTGAGGTAAGGTTTGAAGGGCTGACCCGCGCACGATGCTGCCGTCGTAAACTTCCAAAATAGAGAATACATTAGAAGTAGTTATATTGGCTTTAGCGTCAGTGTCAACAACAGACTGACCAAGGTTAGCAACTACTGAAGAAAAATTTGTACTGGCCTTAGCGTCAATGTCTGAAAAGTCGGAAACAGTGATGGAAGCTAACACAGGAGCAACAACAAGCGAAGCTGTAAGATGTATACTTTCAAAGTTAGCTAAAGTAAGGGTAGCTGCTACACTATCTAAAGCAGTAGAAGCTTCAGCATCCTCGTCAAGGAAATCAAAGCTGTTAATATTTAAGGCTACGCCTGAGACAAAGCTACGTGCTTTAGCCTCAATACCTGCAAAGTCGGAAACAGTAAGTGTTGCTATAGCTGCGCTAGGCGTACTGTTGGCAGAAGCAGAAACATCAGAGAAGTTTGCAACAGACGTTACAGCAGAGGTATTCCCTAGAGAAAGATTAGCCCCGGCTGCAAATAGAAGGGAATCTGCTGTAAGAGAGGCTGCAACAGAAGTGCTTACTGCAGAAGCTTCAGCATCAGTGGCGACAGCCTGTACAGAACCTACAGAGGTAACTGCAGTAATAACCGCAAAGGCTAAAGTGGCTGTGGTAGCCTGTGAGAAAGGCAACTCTGATAAAGAGCTAAAACCTAGCATATTAGTTGTCCTTACATTTGATAATCTTTAAGGCTGAACGAAGCGCCGTTCATCTTATTTTCCTCAGCATAGTTAGAAAAAACTAAGACTTCGGGATCGTCTAAAAGAAAATCACAACCCTTACAAAAGTCAGGAAAGTCACCCGTTGAGTGTTGTTCCCTAAGTCTTGTATAGGCAGGGCCATTCCAGATAGACTCAATGGTGTTTTGACTCATGTGACCCAAAGTAGCGGCGTCATCATTACCCATTACTTGACAACAGGGATGTACCGCACCAGTCTCGCCACCCACACCGCCTGCTCTAATAACGAGATCAGGAGAGAAAGGTCTACCGCAGGTCTTTAACTCACCATTACGAGTATCCGCATCTGAATAAACACCAGACCAGTTATGCATCTTCCAGATCTCAACCAAACCGCCTTCGCTTAGTTTTAAGTACTGTTCTTTTTCGTATTCTAGGTTATCAGTATCTAGGATAAGGTGATAACTAGCTATGCGGCAGTCAGTAGCGTAAGAACGCATCTGTTTCATATTATCAATTACACGCTCGAAATTAGGGCTACTCATCCACTTAGAGTAAGTCTCTGCGTTATATCCGATTATAGAAAACCTGAAGAAATCTAGACCTGCGTCTACACAGTCTCGCATAAACTTGCCTTGCATACGAAGGCCATTAGAGAATATATATGCCTTAGCGTCGTACTTCTTAACAATCTCAATATAACGGGGCAGATCTCTGTTTAAGGTTGGTTCTCCAGACCCTTCTAGGTTTACTACTCGTGGCCTAGTTTGTCTGATTGCATCTTCAAACATATCTAGGGGCATCTTCTTGAGCCAGTCCTTGCCTCTTGCCCCCGTCTTACCGTCTGCTGTCGTTTGTGGACACATCTTACAGGTGTAGTTACAACCCCCGTTAATCTCTATAACAGCACGATCTATGTACATATATTAGTTTCCCCTCTGTACATAAATATAGTCCTTACCACGGTATATCTTATCAACTTCGTAACCCATAAGGGTTAGTGCCAAATGTGTGTATTCAGGAGTTTCAGACTTACGCTCCATTATAATTACAGGCTTGTCGCGGGCTACAATCTTGAGACAACCCCTTAAAGCATACTCTTCATGCTTTTCTATGTCAAACTTAATAAGGTCTACATTACCGCCTATAAACCTATCCAGAATAACCGTATGGGTGTCTATCTGCTTATATGTAGCACGGCGATACATTATTACTTCATTGCTGGGTCTTACATATCTGGCAGTACCATCATTGTTGGTATAGTAAAGCGTCTTTTCACCTTCAGTAGAACTAGCACCAAGATTATGGCATACCACGTTTTGCTTTGCGTTGCGCACTAGACACTCATATGTATCTGGGTTTGGCTCAAAGGAATGTACTTCAGTAAAAATATCAGCCATTTGGTTTGCAGTAAGCCCGTAACAACCACCAAGATCTAGTGCTACTCTATACTGCTTACAAAAGGTAGATGCATACTGTATCATCCCAGCGTGATATTCACGACCACTCTCCAGTATGTCTACGACACTGGCACTAGGGTTATTGACCCAAGTACCGTTTATCTCATGCACTTTTCAGCCCCTCTAAGTGTGATAGAAATTCTACGCTACACTGAATATTACAGTCTTTGCATGGGGATATGTCTCGTTTTCCTGCCGCTAGTCTAGCACGATATTCTGAAAGCCTAACATTCTTTGTAGTGTAATATCCAATGGTTTCTAAACGTACATTTGATAATGTCTCAATATCTTTCCAAACATCGCAGCACAGGTTGTAGTCACCATTCCAGTTTATGTACACAACTTCAAAAGGCTTATGACAAATACCACCGTATTTAGGATGAAAGTAATCAGGCTCAGAGTTTATCTGATTCTTGATGTAACCTGCTCTAGTTTTCCAGTTTCGGCTACTTGCGTCTCTCTTGTCCTTAACACGCAAAGAGGGGTAGCGGAGTTGAACATCTTCAGGTAGCTCTGGGTTTTCTGAGTATATGTTGTAGACGACATCATCCATTTGAACGATTAGGTCTAAGTATTTGTCTACCCACTTACCGTTGGTATTCATATGAAGGGTGACTGGATGTGTCTCGCGTAGCGTTAAGAGTTTTTGCAGGATAGGCCCAAAGTTTTTACACAGTGTAGGCTCTCCTCTCCCAGCAAGTTGAATTGCTATAGGTTGTCCAAGGTCTTTAATTTGCTGGATTATAATATCAGCCGTCTCTAAGGACATGTGGACATTTTCGTTTTCATAACCGTGACTTCGGGGGCAGAACGCACAAGTGTAATTACATAACTCTGATAAATTTAACTCTATATACTTGAGCAACTTATTCATCAGGTATTGGTCTCTCTAAAAATTGGTTAATTGTAATCCTATAGGAACCTTTTGGACAACTATAATCGTGCCACGTCACCCCGTCGATAGCGGGAAATATAAGCGCGGTATTGGGCTTCCATGCAATTTCCTTAGGGTTACGCTTATTCTCGTCGTACAGATTTGTACCAGAGTTTTTATCTGGATCAACGTAGACCACGCAAGAGAGCACCTTGCGGCTTGACTCATCATGTATAGGGTATGTTAGAGGCCCTATGAGAAAGTTCACTTCCCAAAACAACTTCAAACTTTCGTATTCCCTGTATTGAGGGAATTGTAAAAGCATATCTTCTGTTAGCAACCTACTGTTTATACAGTCTTGTAATACTTTGTTGTCTGGATCTTGAAAGGCTTTTTTTCTTGTATCTTTGTCAACACTACTGCTTATAAACTTTTTAGCTTCCTTGCGGAGCGTCTTAAAAACATCCTCGTCATAGTAATTCTCAATGACCATATGAGGCCAAGGTTTAGCTAGAATCACCATGCGTGAACCTCATAATCGTTCAGCCCCTGATCGTCATAACGGCTTAGTTTGTGTAGTAGTTTGTCGGCATAGTCTTCATCATGAAAATCAATACCTACTCTGTTGTAGAACCAGTTTAGCCAACGTAACTTATCTTCTCTTGGTACTGCCTTAACATCCAATATTGAATTATCTACTTTTACAAAAGGTATAATGTCATTCATCATTTGTGATGGCCTAAGAGCGCAGACAGGCTTATCTAGCATGAGTGCCTTAAAGTTCATCCCACTATCAATACTAACTATTTTATCTGCTTCTACAACCATCTCATGAGACCTACAACCATCTACCAACTCAGTATACTCGCTTAGCAGATTAAACCTCTTCGCTATAGACCATAAAACATCATAGTGTGTACCGCCGCCGGGACAGGGGTGCGTCTTAAAGATCGTATATGTCTTGCTTTCGGTTGCCCACTTTATGTAGCGGAGTGTTAATCTAAGGTCTTTCTCAGCGGTCATCTGGAGGGGGAAAAGAACATAAGGGCGTTGTTTTTCAAAAACACCTTCGTGCTGTCCATACCTGTCGTTGGACATTTTCTTAAACTTTTCTTCGACTAACTCTGAGGGAGGCGCGTCTTTATATTGCCCCCACTTAGGGAAATAGTCGATATAGATACCCTTTGAGAACCGCATCAGATGAAAATTTGCATAACCCCCAGTATACCTAAATTCTCGTAACTTCTCCTCCCAGTCTAGGCGCTGGGGGTCGATATGCCCCTGTATTGCGTCACCAAACTGCTTGATATATTTTAGGTTTACCAGCTTTTCTGGGACGGTTTTTCGGTGTGTGTACCAGACCTTATAATAATCTTTTGGTTCATAGTGAGTTTGGTTGTCGTGTAAAGCCAAAGGAAAACCGCCGCCCAGCTGTCCAAACGCTGTGCCACAAGGGATTGGTTTCAGTGATTTCAAACTCCCTAGCTGTCCATCCGTAGTCATCCCAGTCCTCCTTGATTTCTCCTGTAAGTACATCCCTGTACCTAAACACAGACCTATCTAAGGATAGCGTGTAGTAAGTCCTAACCCCAACTAGGTCTGAGTTAGTGTGCCAAAACATAGAACTAAGAGGTCCGTAGACCATAACATTGGTGACGCCATCCGCCCCAAGAGCGTTTTTTGCTTGGACTACATAAGGATCGGTAGTTTCAGCAATCTGAACTCCCGTTGGAATACTTACTATGTTTTCCTTCGGTATATCCCAAGAAGAAAATAACTCGTAAGATACGGGTCTGGGAGGGGCCACTCTAAGCCACCGTGACCGTGTGCCAGCCAGCAAGGACTCAAGGGGTCTTGTTACACTTTTGCTGATATCAAGGCGTTGAATCTTCGCCACCCTCTCCAATGTAGGCTAAAATGTTGGCTACATCATCATCAGATAGAGTGTCGTCCGCTATAATTTCATCTATTTTATCAAGGCCTAAATACGGGACACATATCTCTTTTAGGATATCAAAATCAGCACCCCGTGCTTCAGGCGGGATTAAAGAGTAGTTTTGCAATTTTGCAATAAGCCAATCTTTACCTACGGTTGTGCTAAAGCTTATCAGGTTAGCGTCTCTATACACAATATTTTGATCTGCGTCGTAGTAGAGATCGGCGTAATGTTCTTCGTCAATGTCATCTAAACAACTTGTAGCCACCTCAACCTCAAATACATCATCCGTATTATGGTATACTGGCGCTCGGCCTGTTCCTGAAGCGTCCAAAAAAGCGACAGAGTAATCTTTTTGGTTTACAAAAACTCGCATTATGAAAAAGTCCTATATACTTTGCGAAACTGGTATCTTGTTACAGTGGGGCTATCGCCTGTCCCTGCACCTGTAGTGTACGTACCTACACTTACTTTGATAAACATCCAATCGTTATCGTCAGCTACAGAGGCAACATAACTGTTCTGGGAGTTACCTGTATCGGTCGTGACAAGCCATGGCCCGTAGGCAAGACCGCTGATAGATGAACCAGTGGAGATACCCGTCAGAGCAGAGCCGTTACCAGCAAAGGCTGTAGCTGTTACTGTGCCGTTTACATCAAGGGGTGTGGCGGGGTTGGTCTTGCCGATACCTACGTTTCCCGCTGCGTTTATCCTCATACGCTCCGCAGAAGCAGTGTGAAACATAACCTGACCACCCGTTCCACCCAACTGACCGATTTGCATGGTCGAGTTGTTAGCTACCTGGAAAAGCCGTAGGTTATCTGCGGAAGAAACATCTACAAACCCGCCAGAGGATGTTCCGTCAGGATTTCTAAACGTAACCTCACCACCTTCAGTACCGCTTGTCCCAACAGTAATATTGCCAGCCACGTCCAGTCCAGCAAACGTGGGGCTGTCAGTTGTAGCAACACCTTGGTTCAGCGCCTTAACAGATGCGATAGATGTTAGCTCACTGTCCATGAGTGCACCCGCAGCGGTGACATTAGCAGTGTCGGTTACGTCGGCAGACGCTTCAATACCGTCGAGTTTAGTACCATCAGTAGCAACGTCACGACCATCAAAGGTGCTGTTGGTGGTAATAGCCCCCGTCATAGCCCCACCCGCTTTAGGAAGGGCTGCGTCAGCTGTAGTCCCTTGTGCTGCGGTGGCGTAGTCAGAACTGTCGAAGGCCTTAACTTGAGCAAGGTTTGTAACCTCACTGTCCATTAAAGCACCAGCGGATGTTACATTGGCTGTATCAGTTACATCAGCACCAGCCTCAATACCGTCTAGCTTAGTACCGTCAGTAGCAACATCACGACCATCAAAGGTAGAGTTAGTGGTGATGGCCCCAGTCATAGCTCCGCCAGCTTTAGGTAGGGCTGCGTCAGCTTTAGTGCCCTGTGCTGCCGTGGCGTAGGCTGAAGCTGCAAACGCCTTAACTTGCGCAAGATTTGTGACCTCACTGTCCATGAGTGCACCCGCAGCGGTGACATTAGCTGTATCGGTTACGTCAGCATTAGTTTCGATTGTATCTAACTTTGTACCGTCTGAGGCAACGTCTCTTCCATCAAAGGTAGAGTTAGTTGTAATAGCCCCAGTCATAGCTCCACCAGCGGTAGACAGCTTAGTGCCAATGTTTGTGGCAGTAGTAGTAGCAAAGTTGGGGTCGTCCCCCAAGGCTGCAGCAAGTTCGTTAAGAGTGTTCAGCGTTCCGGGTGAGGAGTCTACTAGGTTAGCAACCGCCGTATCTGTGTAGCCTGTATAGTAAGAACCGTGCTGACCATCAAGAGTGTCTGCATCTACGTTCAATGCATCAATGTCTGCTTTAGTTTGGTCAGCAGTAGCAGACGCTTCAATACCGTCCAGCTTAGTGCCGTCTGCCGCTACATCTCGGCCATCAAAGGTAGAGTTAGTTGTAATAGCGCCCGTCATAGCGCCGCCAGCTTTAGGTAGGGCTGCGTCAGCAGTCGTACCTTGTGCCGCTGTAGCATAATCTGAACTGTCAAAGGCTTTGACCTGTGCGAGGTTTGTAACCTCTGAGTCCATCAAAGCACCTGCAGCGGTGACATTAGCTGTGTCGGTTACGTCAGCCGAAGCTTCAATACCGTCCAGCTTAGTGCCGTCTGCCGCTACATCTCGACCATCTACAGTGCCAGAGACAGCGATTGAACCCGTAACATCTAACGCAGACGAAGGGTTAGTGTTGTTAATACCTAAGTTTCCCGACGAGTCGAGGCGCATAGCCTCTGCGCTGGTAGAGTCATGGAAAGTTAGTTCCCCTCCGACATTCCCTAAACCACCTACGAACGTACCGTCGTTTCGGATGCCCATCGTCAAACCATCGCTGCCCATGCGGTTCAACATCATCGTATGGTCGTTCATACGAGCAGCGGCAATATACCCTACTTGTCGTAAACCAACACCAGCTTTTGTGGCATCGTTGTTGCCATTATAAATTGTAAAGGGACTGTCTGTAGTCGCTGGCCCGACCATATAGTCGCCCGATGAGTTGAAGTTAGCACGTTGGGTGTTGTTGATTTTAAAGTTAGTCTTATTTGAAGACGTATCGTAAGCGATAGCAAACGACTGCGCAGGGTCATCTTGGGTATCTGCGAAACGTAATGTTGCAGAACCTTCACTATCTTCGGTGATAAGAACTTCAGTATCTGTACCATCCACAGTCAGACCAGTAAGCGTAGGGCTGTCAGTTGTAGCAACACCTTGGTTCAGCGCCTTGACGGAAGCAATAGATGCCAGCTCACTGTCCATCAAAGCACCCGCAGCGGTGACGTTAGCTGTATCGGTTACGTCGGCAGATGCTTCGATGCCGTCTAATTTAGTACCATCTGCAGCAACATCCCTACCGTCAACCGTTCCTGTTACAGTAATGTCAGCAAAGTTTACATCATACCCCTTGAGGGCCGCTTGAGCCGCAGGGTACGTCATAAAGACATCTTTAGAACCAGCTGAAAAATTCACTGTGGAAGTGCCGCTAGATCCTGCCATTACAGTTGTACGACTAAGGGTATTATTTGTGTTAAATGTACCTAAACCCACTTCCCACTCGTCAACACCAGAGGCGGTATGCACAATAGCGTAGTAAGTTGTATCACCATTAGTCATACAGGATTGAAAAGTGTCAAAAGTAGCAGAAGATGTACCAAGGCTAACAGCCCCAGTTCCTGCTGAAGTTATGATTTCTTTGACACGATCCTTGATGACAAACGCCATTGTGCAGTACCCCTTCTGGTAGTATGTTAGCTAATACGGATGACAGCATTAGAAGAGTCGGCAGTCGGGAATACAATAGTGAAATCACCACTTGTAGATGTTACCGTTCCGCCAAAATCAAATGTTGCTATAGCCTTATTACCTTGAGAAGAATTGTAGATAATAGCGCCATCTACA